CTAAATTGCAGCTACCTTCAGCTCTGGCGCCTGTTCCGGCACCTCTGTGAGCGGTACGACCCACTGCGCCAGGTGGCCGGCCGATAGGTGGGCATACCGCTGCACCATTTCCATCGTTTCCCACCCGCCCAGTTCCTTGAGCACCTGCAGCGGCGTACCACGCTGCACGTGCCAGCTCGCCCACGTGTGGCGCAGATCGTGCCAACGGAAGTTGGTGATCTGGGCCCGCTTGAGCGCCTTGCGCCAGGCCGCCGTGACGGTCTGGTACACCGGGGCGCCCCGGTAGACGAACACGCTGTCGACGTGGTCGGGCAATCGAGGCTTGGCGAACTGGCGCCGCAGAATCGCCACGGCCGTCTCCGACAGCGGCACGGTGATCGCCTTGCGTGCCTTCGCCTGGTCGGGATGAATCCAGGCCACCCGGCGCACCAGGTCAACCTGCGACCACTGCAGGCCTGTCACGTTGGCGCGCCGCAGCCCTGTCTCCAGGGCGAAGCGCGCCATCTCGGCCAGGTGCTCGGGCAACTCGCCAAGCAACCGTTCCGCTTCTGCCAGCGTCAGCCATCGGATGCGCTTAGCCGTGCCTTTCCGCCGCTTCATCTTGGGCGCGGCATCGATCCATCCCCATTCCGCCGCAGCGTTCAACACGGCCACCAGCACGCCAACCACCCGACGCACCGTGCCGGCAGTGACAGTACCGGGCAACTCTTTCACACCATCCCGAGTCTTCACGGTGCGCCGCTCGGCGCGCTTGGCGGCGGCAATCGTTTCGATCCGATCCAGATTGATCGTGGCCAGCTCGACACCTGCCAACCGGCCGTCCAGCCAGCGCAGATGCGTTTTGGTGGTCTCAATGCTGGAACGGTCGGCCCGCGCCTCCACGTAGCGCACCACCGCGTCATTCCAGGTGTAGCGCGGGCGTTGCCCGAGCCGCGCCTGGTTCCACAGATCCACCTTCAGGCGGTCGTGATATTCCTGGGCCCGCGCGCGGTCGCAGGTTCCAGTGCTGCCCTGTAGCGGCGTGCCGCCTCCAGGGGGGTACAGCTTGAAATACCAGTTGTTGCTGCCTTTGCGTTTGAAGAGCGACATGGCTCACTTTCCTTTGCCTGTTCGCCCTGCACAACTCGCGGAACCCATTCTCCGGCGAGGTAACGTTCGAGGGCAATGGTCGAAAACATCCATCGCTTGCCGACTTTGCGGCCCGGCAGCTCGCCGGCCTTGGCCTTGAGCCGCACCGTTTCGGGATGGGCGCCCAGCAGCTTGGCGGCGGCGTCCAGGTCGATCGTGGTGCTCCATCCCGTCATGACCACCCCCACTTCTTGGCGTGCAGGGGAAACACAGGCAGCGCAACCTGTGGACCCGTGGATGCGCATTCGAACGCACCTAACTCACTGATTCCAAATGCTTTTCTATCCACGGATTTCCACGGGTTAGCCCTTTCCACCCTGCGGAATCCGTGGATGAAAAAATAGGCAGGTGCAAAAACCCGTGGAAAAATGCTCCCGACCCGTGGATGCCTGCGCGCGCGCCCTGCCTGTCTCTCTCCCTGCTTCTTTCTCTTTCTTTTCAATGATTTAGAGAGAGAGGAAGGGAAGGGCGGGCGGCGAGCGACCGAAATGCGGCCCGTGGAAAATCCGGGGCAACCCGTGGAAAAACGGGGGCAACTTGTGGACGGCATCTCTTCAAAAATCAAGGACTTAGCGCCGCCGACGCCCGATTTCCACGGGTTTCCTGCACTGCCCGTGCCCCCCCATTGAAGAAATCTATGCATGCCCCTCGCCCTCGTGGCTTTGCCGAAGGCTTCGGGCCGGTCCTCTTGCCAAGGGGGTGCGGGGGAGGCCGGAACGGCGACAGCGCCGCCGTTACTGCGCCCCATATCCAGGACGACGACACGCACCAACTGCCTCACGGCGTGCAGGTCAGGCGTGCGCATGGGCATCCTCCCGAATGGCGACGGACAGGCCATAGCCGGCTAGGCGTTGCAGTGAAATGGGCGTCAGGTGCCCCACGCGGCGACTGAAGATGGTCCGCTCGATCTCCTTGTCGCCAGCCACCACGCCAGCGTTGTAGAGCTGCTTCTTGAACACCCGATCGGACTTGACCGGTAGGCCGTTCCACTTCTCGCGCAATGCGGTGCTGTGCGCGATGTGGTCCATGATGTGGCTGGTACGCAAGAGGATGCAGTGCTCGCCGTCCACCGTATCGAATGCGGTCGGATACGTGTACTTGCCGGCGTCAATCTCCGACAGCGCGGTTTCCATGATCCAGACCCACGGCTCGCGGTCGGCGCTGGTTTCTGCGATGTGGGTGTTCATCTCGGCCAGCAGATCGTGGATGAAGTTGCCGGTGCTGTGGTCTACCCCGGCGAACTCGGCCAGGTAGCGCCAGGCCAGCATCACGGCGGCGTAATTGGATGTCATCCTCTTTGCGCCCTCATCCTCCCCGGTGGCGCGAGCCATCCGTACGCAGTAAGCGTGAATCTTCCGGTACTCGGCGAGAACTACGGCTTTGTCCAGACCGGCCAGGAACTGCAGCCACTGCTTGACGGGGAAGCGCGGCAGGTCGTCGGGCATCATCGGCCCCTTCTTGCCCGTCAGGTTCGTGCGTACCAGCTTGCCAAGCAGGCTCCGCACGGGCACGTCCTCGCCGGCCAGCATCACGGGCGCACAGATCAGGTATTCCGTCATGTCGGTACCGCGCTTGGTGACGGTGTACTGGTAGTTTTCCTGTAGTAGCCCCACAGCCTTGTCGATGATTTCCTGCCGGCGGGCGGACAGCTCTTCCCAGCCCACCGGGTGGCTGGTGTGCGAAACGCTGGTCAGCAGCCGGAACTCGGTCTGCAAGCTCTGGCCGGAGAACATCGTGAAGGCTAGCGCGCGCTCCAGGCGCTTGATGAGCGTCGACTTGCCGGCGCCCTTGTCGGCCTGCACTGTCATATGCGGCCAGAAGCCCAGCAGCGCTTTCAGGTGCCCACCCAGCGCCCACACCAGGGGGATGGTGGCCGCGTTCTGCCTAAACGTGTCCTGGAAGGCCAGCAGCACCTTGCGGGCGTCCTGTGCGGGGCCGGACGGGAACGTGAGGTTGTGGTACGGGCACTGCTTTTCAGGCTCGGTGAAGTAGCAGTCCGGCCCTTCGTTGACGATCAGGCGGCCGTCGCGCCAGGCCAGGCCGACGAAGTTGGCGGCATCGCGCGCGCCGAGGTCGGCTGTGCGCTCCAGGATGTTGACCATGCGCTTGAACGGTGCTGGCGCCCAGATCGGGCCGAACTTGCCCCACAGGTCGGTATTGTGGAGCTGGTCGTCCAGCATCACCCGGCGGATCAGCTTGGGGCCGTGCCGCGGCGCCTGCACAGACACCGCGAAATAGACCGTGGGCGATTGGTCAGGGTCGCCCGTCATGGTCGACGTGGCGCTGGCCACCGACACTCGGCTGATGGAGGCGACGCGGAAACCACAGAGGTCGGTGTAGACCGGCGTTTCCACGTCGTCGTCACCCTCGGACCGCCGGTCCATCTTGGTGATGTAGCTGGTGAAGTCGGGCTTCACGCGGAAGCGCCAGTACTGTGCGAAGTCGTGCGCCGGCAGGTACACGCGCGGCCGGCCCTTGCGCGTGTGGTCGCCAGCCATGCCGGCAATGACCCAGGGCTCGAACTTGTCCAGCGCCTTGCCGAGCAGTTCGGGGCCGCGCGCCTGCAGGTAGTCGTTCACATCGTTGATCGACTCGGCCGCAGTTTTATCGTCGTTCAGCCCAGCCACCCATTCGGATTGGTCGACCAGGACGGCGCTGATGTTCATTGCGGTCAGCCGTTCGTACAGCGCCCACGCGGCTTCGGGGCCGGGGCGCTGGCCGGCGCGCGGGTGACCGTGCTCGAACGGTTCGTCGTTGTCCATGCAGATCACGCACTGCTTGCCCTGGAGGAACGAGAAGTCGATGCCGTCGACGTTGGACAGGCCACGCAGCGCCAATGCTGCTGCGCCAGGCAGATTGCAGGTGTCGATCGACAGCGCGTTGATGGCGCTCTCGACCAGGAACACACGGCGGGCACGCACCAGGCGCGCAGGATCGGAGGTCCAGCCGTAGCCCGACTTCTCGCCCTGGCTCTGCGTCTTGACCTTGCCGTTCTGCTCCGGGTCTAGGTAGCGCATGTCGACGGCCACCACATGGCCCTGGTTCAGCGACTTGACGATGAAGGCAGCGGCAGGCCCGCCGTAGCCGACTTCACCCGGCTGAAGGCGTGCGCTCGTCCAGGCGTTGTAGCCCAGCGTGCGGGCACGGAAGGCGGCATCGATCGCGGCGTCGGAGATGCCGCGGCCCTTGAGGTATTCACGAGCGTACTCGCGGTCGGCGTGGCATCGATCGGCGATGTATTCCACCTTGGACTTCTCGCGGCGCTCTTGCTGGCCGGCCGGCTTGTCGAACGGGATGGCGTACGTCTCATGCAACCACTTCACCGCCTCGGACACGTCGCCGCCGCGGGAAAGCATGACCAGGTCGATGCAGGTGCCGCCTTCACCCGAGCTGTGATCTTTCCAGCCGGTGCCGTGCTTGGGATGGTTGACGAAGATGGAGAGCGACGGGTTCTTGTCTGCGTGCAGCGGCGAGTGATAGAGCGCCTTGTCACCGCCGGTGCCGCGCTTGATGCCCAGCCGTTCGGCCAGGTCGTGGAGGTCGATGCGTTGCTTCAGTTCTTCAATTGAGGCCATCAGATGGTCTCCGGTGTTGCGTTTACCCGAATGGCAAAAACCAGTACCGGCGCGGGGCCGAAATGCGGGTGGGTGATGGTCTTGGTGATGTAGCCGTGCCAGGGGCGTGAGAGACGACGGGCGCTATCGCCTTTGCGCGGGTAGCCGCGCGTCAGCTCGATACCGTCGAAGGTCCGCCCCTCCAGGCGCCGACGCCAGTACGGTGTGCAAAGGCGGTATTTCTCGCATTTGGTGCCAGCCTGGACCTGGTCGAAGTACTCCCCTCGCAGCGGAAGGACGAGAATGCTCATGCGTCCGCCTCGTCTTCGCGCCACGGGCTGCGCTTGACGCCCGAGTCGTTGCCGGCTTTCCATGCCGCAAGCACTTGTCGCCACTCCGGCGCGCCGAACATCTCGGCGGCAATCTCAACCAGCTCGTCCAGCTCGGCCCAGCAGCCTGCATGCTTGAGCATGCGCATGTGCCGGCTGACATCGCCGTAGGAGACCCGTTGGCCGTGGTGGAAGATGCGGAATCGGTCCAATGCTTCGGGCGCTGCCAACTGAAGATGGAGTTGCTTCATACCCGCTCCCTCTGGTTGCGGCGGACGTACCCCAGCATGGACACATCGCGCTCGGGGTACCACGGCACAGCGCGCACATATCGCACGCGCCGGCCCACGACACTCAACCAGTACTTGCCGGCCACGGCCGCGCGCTTCGTATCTGCTGCATTGACGAACACGCTGTCTCCAGCGCGCGCGCCGGCGTTGGTGATCGGGTAGACCTCAAACTTGGGCATATCACAGGATCTCCGGCACGGACGGCTGCGCAGCAGGCTCGGCCACGGCGGGCTTGGCCTCCCAGTCGTTGCCGTTCCAGCGCGCAAAGCGCGTGAGCTGCTGGTGGTAGTGATGGCGGCCTTGGATGTTCCACACCGGCACCGGAACGCCGCGCATCCAGCGCTGGATGATTTCGCGACCAACCAGCTCGGCGAACTCGCCGGCTGCTCGGTCGCCATGGGCTGCCGGCTGAAACTGCGCGATGTACCAGAGCGCGGCGACGTACTCGTCCGTCCAGCCAGGCAAGCTGGCGCTGTCAATCTCGAAAGTGATGGTCTTTTTCATGGTCATGGATCAGGGAAGGTCAGTCGTCCAGGTCGCCGGCGGCGCGGCGCTTCAGATCCACGCTGGGCGGATTGGTCGAGCGCCGGCGGAACTTGGGCGCCAGTGCGCTTGCGGCGGCGGTGACTGCGGCGCGCAGCTGGGGCGGCATGGCCTCGTAGGGCGTGGTCAAACGCAGGAAGCGATGAGCCCACCGCACGTCCGCCTCGGTGACGGTGTGTTTAGCCATGGCGCCGGCCTCCGGAGAGGAAGCCCTTCCACACGCCGTGGCCGTAGCACAGCGTGAAGAAGACGGTGGCCGTGAACATCCCACCTTCGCCGCTCACGTGCGTCAGATACAGCCAGGCGGGCTGGCCCAGCAGGCCGACTAGCGCGCCCCAACGCTGGGTGCGCTGGTCGTAGTTCATCAGTGCGACCGAGACCATGGCCGACACCAACATCCACAAGTCAACGAGTGCGAACATCACAGCACCTCCCGAAAGAGGCACAGCGCAGCAAGGGCAACGACAACAGGAACCACCGTCGCGAACAAGGTGTGACGGCGGCCGCCGTGATTCGTCTGCTCGATGGGCATCACGTTGTGAGCCATCCAAACGCAGAACACCCCGATCGTGGCAACCATGGCCGCCAGCGTGCCAGCAAGGACAACGATTTGGGCTGTGGTCATGCAATCCCCCTGATCGGTCGAGCGCTTCCGCTGCAGGCGTGGATGCCCTGCGCCTCCAGGGTGCCCAGCACGCGAACGATTGCGTCGAAGCTCGATGCGGCGAAGGTGGGCACCGAGAGGCGCCGGCCGCTGGCGGCAATGCGCACGAGGAAGGGCTTCATTCGGCCACCTCATCGAGCGACGGGAGCACTACGGCTTCGCCGGCGGCCAGCACATTGCAGCCTTCGTCCAGGTGAAGCGTCAGCACAACAGTCGTGCTGTCGTTCATGCGGATGGTGACGTCCTGCGTGGCGAAGACGCGCACTCCGTCGATAGAGATATACCTTGCGAAGCGCACGGCTTTGACCTCGATCTTGGCGACGGATAACAGGGAGGTGAGAAGGCTTGCCATAGACAACTCCTTTTCTTCAGGCAAAAAAAGCCCCTCACGCCTTGCAAGGCGCGAAAACAGACGCGAGGGGAACGAGGATTAGGGGGCTACGCGGTCAGCTGGTCAGCTGGGTAGCAGGTCGAGCTGGCGCGGGTTCTGGGGCAACAGACGGGTGCGCCCGACAGGGACGTAGGCTTTCGGGTTCGGCTTCATGCTCGGCGCAATGGTGCGCACGCAGGACAGGATCGCGGCGCAGGTGTATGCGCATTCCACGTCAGGGCACTGGAAATAGAGCTCGCGCGATAGCAGCGAAATCACGCGGCTGGTGCGGATTTGCATGCGAGCGGCGCAATGTGGGCACGTCATTTTCATTGCTTGATCTCCAGGGGAACTACGAGCCGCAGGGAACGGCGCTTGCCGGTCATACGTTCGGCGGTGTTTCTAAGGGATGTCTTCACGAGCCATTCAGCGGCCTGTTGAGTGGAAGCAAGGCCTTGCTGTCGGCGCACCTGCTCCAACACCTGCAGCTCTTCTTCGGTGATGCACAGCTCAATCTCCGACATCGTTTCAGCGGCTACTTGGCTACTTCAATTAAGCGCTGCGCGGTTCTACAGTGGAATCACTGGCACACAGCTGTGTTGCTTCCTTGAGCAAAACGCGGCGAGCAAGCGCCGCAGGTTGCTCGCCAACGAGGTTCGCCAGCGAAATGAAAAAGGCGAACTCGTAGTCGTCAAGTCGGATGGTGATGCGGTGGTCGCGCACCCGCTTCGGATCGGGATACATGTCTGTCTTGCGTGAGGTCGGGGGGGTCACGGTGTACGGGTCCTGCCGGCCTTGTAATGCGGAATTCCAGCAAGCAGAACGAGGCGGGCCAAGCTCGAAATGGAGCGCTTTTCTTCTCGCGCCATCCGCTCCAGTGTTTGGCGTTCCTCTGGCAGCAGACGCATGCAGACCGGCTTTTCGCTGAGAACACCGCGTGGCGCTCTGGACAGCGGGACTTTGGGCGTAGTCATGGCGATATACTTGAACGAGTTAGTGATGCACTACATAGCGAGTATGGTACAGAAAACTGAGATAGTCAACGATGAAGGGTCAGAAAAACGAACCTCTATCGGGGCGCGGCTGAAAGAGGAACGCGAGCGCCTTGGCTTCTCACAACCCGCATTTGCCGCAATTGGTAATGCCTCCAAGGGGTCGCAGTTGGCCTGGGAGAAAGGCACAGCTACGCCGAATGCTGAGTTCCTGCACGATGTCGCTCGCGTGGGCGTTGACGTGCTCTACGTGGTTACAGGGCGCCGGGATTCGGGGCTCACGTCGCCAGACGAAGAGATGGTCCTTGTCGGCTACCGACAGCTCGACGCACGCGGCCGTGCCGGGGTTCTCGCGCTGATTGGTGGCATGCAGCCCCAAGTTGGCGCCACGATCAAGGTACAGGGCAAGGTCGGCCAGTACATCGATGGCAATCACACCGGACCAACCAACATCGATATGGGTTCGGGGAAGAAGAAGCGCTGATATCCGAGCGGTGCGCGCTCGCGCGACACCGCCGACCAGCACTGGCAGTAGCAGGCCCGCCTACACAACAAACACACAGCGGGCCTTTTTTTGGGGAGCGTTTTTCAGGAGGGAGTTTTTTGCGCCCGACCACGGCGCACTCGCAGTCGGTACAAGCAATGCAAAACGAAAATATTGTAGTGAAGGGGGATGCTGGTCAGGTTGTCGCGGGCGACGCCACACACGATGGCGCATCGGCGACCAACCACCTGAGCAACGTCATCACAATCAACAACGGCAAGGGAGATTACGCACCCGAGCCCATCAGGAAAATCAACGATCTACAACGCAGGCGGATCGCTTCGAAAGTGCACGAGGTGATGGACGCGATCGGCATGGAAAAGCTGGAGGTGTACCGCATCATCCTGACCGATTTCGGGCTCGATGAGATACGGGACTTGCCCCGCAACCAGTTCAAAGCCGTCATGGAAACGCTGGAGCGGTGGATTGCCGAGGAGCGCGAAGAGCGCGAAGAGCGCGAGGAACCGATCATCGAGACTAGTTCTGCCCCTGCATCTTCGGAGAAGGAGAGCCCGGTGATTCCCAACGCTCCCTGTATCGGCTGTACGGCAGTTGAAAGCCAGCTTACGCGCGTGCGCCGGTGGGTAGTGGCAGCCGTAGGTCTCGCGCTGGCGGCCGGCGGAGCGGCCGGGTATGCGGTGTTCACACCTGTCGGAGTATCGGCCGGCACGCCGGCCAGCGGCAGCGCAAATGCGATCGCGGGTAGCGCCGCCACGTGCCAGCATGACGGCAAGGTCTATTCGCGCGGCAGCGTGACGCGAATGAGCGACAACACGCTTTACGTTTGCTCCGCGTCCGACAGTGGCGCCGCATCCTGGGAGGTGGCACGCGACGCAGCCAAGCGCCGCACCGCCAGCTCGTGATAAGCGGGCTCCAGCTCGCACCCGATCCACTGGTGGCCGGCCTCCTGGGCGGCCACCAGGAATGTCCCCGATCCCGCAAACGGATCGCACACCACGCTTCCCGGCGGCACCAGCCGCACCACCTCACGTGCGAGGCCCATTGGCTTCTCTGTCATGTGGCGCTTGGGGAGTGCCAGCCTTTCAGCAAACACGCCTGGCAGATGCGTCTTGTTGTTGGCGGGGACCGCCCCCTTCGTCGCCCACACCATGAACTCGGCCTGCGCCGAGAAGCCGCCGGAGCGAGGCCGCGCGCGGCCAGGCGTCTTGTCCCACACGGCCACGCCGCGCCAGATGTAGCCGGCGCCCTGAACGGCGTCCGTCAGACTCGGCAGTTGCCGCCAGTCGGTGAAGCACACCAGGTAGCCGCCGTCCTTGCTCGCGCGGTAGGCCTCGGCCAGCCAGGTCATGCACCAGAACGTCCACGAACGCTGATCCTTGTTGTCGTGGCCGAACGTGGCGTACTGCGTTCGCACGTCCGAGTGAATGTATTTCGTCTGCGGCGCTTGTGCGCGGGCGCCAGCATGCAAGCCGCCCGACGAATACGGCGGATCTGTGAACAGCATGTCGACGGATGCATCAGGCAGGCCGCGCAACACGTCCAGGGCGTTGCTACGGTGAAGGTGATTGAGCTGTGCGTGGGCGCAAGCGTTCGTGCTCATGGGTGGGGTCTCCACTGTACGAAGCTCGCTGGCTCTCTGGTGCGGGGCGCTCGGCCCTCAGGATATTCATCGTCCCGCAGCGCGGGCATTTGATGGCGAGGCGCAGATATTCGCCTGCGCCGAGTTTGCGGTGGCATGCACCGCAACGGATGTCCTGCATGGATTGTTGTTCCTGCTGTGCTAGGATGCCGGCGCCTCGCGAGGTGGCGCGGCCCTGGCCGGTCTGGCAGGTCCGATCTGCTGGAGCGGGTCGTGGTGGGTGCTCCAACACTTGCCACGTCGCCGCGTCTTTCTTCCCGCGGCCGGCGGTATCCGCCGGCCAGCCCCTTGCGAGGCTCCCCATTCCGCGCTCGGGCCGTTCATGCGACGGCCCGACGCTCACAGGTACGGCGCCAGGATGCCCTGGGCGCGCGCGCAACGCACCAGCAGCCTGTTGTCGATGCCCACGCCACAACACGGCGCCCCGCCTGGGCCGTCACCCGGCCGCCGTACCCGATTCTTCCAACTTCTCCGGCTGGATCTCCAGCTCTAGCGAGCTGGTGTAGCCGCGATCGTTCAGGTTGTGCGTCACCTTGCCGACGCTCCACTGCGTGCTGTCGATCTCCTTCTTCCACCCGCTCACGCTCGCATGCAGTGAGGGGAACAGGTCCGGCCGGCCGCGCGCGAGCGTGATGGTGAAGGTGGCAACGCCACGTTGAATCTTGCGCCACTCGGCGCGCGCCGCGCGCTCGGCGTTGGCCTTCGACGCATAGGTGTGGCGCAGCACGCGCGCGTTGTCCGGGTTCGGCTGCGCGGCCACCGTCGCCGCCTTCTTCTTCGATTTCTTGACCTTGCCGTCCTGCTTCTCTTTCGTGACGACGGCGTTGGAAGCGTCGACCACCACTTCGCCGCGCGTGCCGGCGCGGGTGTCCTGATAGTAGGCCTTCACACCGTTGTAGTTCTCCCGATCAGCAACCAGGAAGGTGTGCGTGTCGCCGGCGGCGCGGGTGATGCTCACCTTGGGCAAGGCGAGGCCGGATCCGCTGGTCGGCTCGCCGGCCGGGATGAACAGCAGCTTCCCGTTCTTCACGGTGGCGATCGCATCGAAATCGCGCGCCAGGCGCGTGAGGAAATTGGCGTCGGATTCGCCCGTCTGGTCCACGTGCTCGATGACCTTGCCGGCCAGCTTCTTGCTGACCATGGAGGCGAGCTTGTTGCGCTGGGCGATGGACTGCACGATGGCGCCGACCGTCTTGCCGGCATAGGAGTTGTCCCGCCTGGTGGTGAGGCCGCCGTCCAGCTCCGCGCTGCGCGCGCGGATCGTGAGGCGATCCGGCGGGCCGGTGTGCTCCAGCTCGTCCACCTTGTACGTGCCTTTGCTCACGACGCCGGTATCCGCCCAGCCGATCGACAGCGCCAGGCGCACGCCCTTTGCTGGCAGCTCCAGCAGGCCGTCGCTGTCGTCCAGCTCGATGTCGAGTTGGTCCGCCTCGAAGCCCGGGTTGTCCGTGAGCGTCAGCCCAATCAATCGGTCCTGGAAGCGGTCGGTGATGTCCTTGTCGCCGACCTTCAGCCGGTAGATGGGCTTCGGCTCCGCGTCCCCGGTGAGCATCTCCACCGTCATGACAGCGCCCTCGTCACGGTGGTCACGACCTTGGACGCCAGGTCCTCATCGACACGCGCCAGCTTGATCGTGAAATCGACCGCGCGCGCCGCGCCATCCTGGAAGAAGTAGGTACGCTTCACGTCCATGCTCTCGATGACGAACTGCCCGTAGTAGTGGCCGGTGCCCTCGATCAGCGTGTATGCATCGCCGGTGTTCGCCATGGCCTCCAGCGCGGCCAGCGTCCACTCGCCGCCGGTCAGCTCCGGCAGCAGCTTGCCGGACAGCGTAATCGTCTCGTCGTCCTGCCCAGTGAACTGGCGGGCCGGCCGGCGGCCCACGCGGTTGTTCGACGGGTGCCGCCAGCCGACCTGGCGTTGAAACTCCTGGTAGGGGGCCGTGTCCAGGCTGAACACGAACAGCCCCAGCGCCATCATCATGGTCAATCCGTATCGGTGAAGCGCGAGCGCCCACGCGCCGCGCGTTGGTTTTCGAGCTGGCGCAACCGGTCTTCCACCAGGCGCGCGATCAGCCGTTCATCGCTCCCCGCCGGCGGGTTGATGACGATGGTGATGGGCGCGGCCGGCGCCGGCGCCGCGGCGGTGCCCGTACCCGGGCCGCCGACCAGCGGCGCCCGGGTGTCGAAGCGCACCGGGCTCGCCACGGCCGGCGCCGCGCCGATCGCGATGCCAGCGCCGATGCTGGTCAGCCTGGCGGCCACGGTTTGCACGGCCTGCAGCGGCCCATCCTGGCCGCGCGTGAGGCCTTCGCCCAGGCCGGCCATGGTGAACTCGCCCAGCTCGGCAAATACGCGGCTGGGCGAGTGGATGCCCAGCAGGCCTTTGAAGGCCGCGATCGCGCCGCTTGCCACGCTGGAAACGGCGTCTGTGACCCAGCCGATTGCGCTGCGGATGCCGTTGGCCAGGCCCTGCACGATGTTGGCGCCGAACTCGGTGAACTTGGCCGGCACGTCGAACCCGAACCACTGCAACACCGGCGCGAGCGCGCCATAGAACAGGCCGGCTGGCGACCAATTCAGGATCAGCGCGGACACGCCCGTGATGCCGCCGTCGAACGCCGCTTTCACCTGTTGCCAGAGCCCGGAGAAGAAACCGCTGATGGGCTTCCAGTACCGGTAGATCAGGTAGGCGGCCACGGCGATCGCCGTCACCAGCAGCCCAATGGGGTTCAGCAGCAGCACCCGGCCCAGCACGGCCACGGCACGCATAACCACGTTGAAGGCGAGCGCCAGGCCACGCAGCACGCCCGACAGCGCGCCGCCCGTGACGCCCAGCTTGGCGAACAGGATGTGCAGCATCGCGTAGGGTCCGAGCACGGACGCCACGGCCAGCATGACCGGGCCCAGCACCAGCAGCGAGGCCGCCAGCGCACCGACCGCGACGGCGGCGGCCTTGGCGAGCGTCGGGTGGTTCTGCATGAACGTGGTGACGCTCTCGGCGGCCTTGCCGACCAGTTCCAGGCCGCGCGCGTACAGCGGCAGGACCTTTTCGCCGAGGGACTTCTCCAGGTCGTGCACCCGGGCGAGCGTTTCCAGCTCCTTGCCCTGCGACAGCCCGCGCGCGGCTGTGTCGAGCTGGCCGATGCCGGCGGCGCTCGCGTTCAGGCGCATGTTCTTGTGGATCTGGTCTCGCTGCACGACCATCTGCGAAATCAGGTTGGACGCGGTGCGGTTCGACAGGATGCTGCCGATGGCGTCCTGAACCTGAGCTTGCGAGGTGATGCCCTTGGCTGCCAGCGCCGGCAACAGCACCTGTTCAACCCAGGCGAACTGGTTTTTGCGGAACAACTCCGCGCCCTTGAGCGCGCCCGGGTCCATGAACGAGACCTGGCCGGCCTTGTCTTCCTGCACCTTGCTGCGATCGGCGATCAGTCCGAACTTGTCGAGGTTGTGCAATGCCCGCTTGGTGGTCTTGCCTTGGTACAGGTTCTGATAGGCGCTCATCATGGCGGTGCCCACGGTGGCGCCATCCATCTCCTGCACCAGCGGCTCCAGCGTGTAGTAAAACGCCTCGCTATCCATGCCCTTGGCGGCCAGGCCGCCGCGCTTGATGACCTGAAGCCATTCCCCGGCCTGCACGCGCCCGCCGGTTGCGGTGATGACCTGCTGCACCATGTCGGCCTGCTTCTTGAACTCGCCTTCGCTCGCCAGGCCGCCGCGCAGCTCGATCACCTTGAGCATGTCCACGAACTTGCGTTCGTTCTCCGCGCCTTCGGCCTGGCCGAACACGGCAGCATTGGCGAATTTCATCTTGGCGAGCGTCGGCATCACCATCTCGGCGTGATGCGTGTCCGCGAACACGCTCATGGCGTCGCGCATCAGCTCGGCCTTCTCCACCTGGCTGACACCGTAGGCCTTCATCTGCGCGGCGAAGGCCAGCGCTTCCTTGGTGGACGGATCGCCCAGGCCCAGCGCGCCGATGCGCAGCTTCTCCAGGTCGTAGTGCTTGGCTTCGCCCAGGCCCTTGAGCAACGGGGCGCCGGCCGCCATGCCGGCTGCAGTGGCGCCCCCGCCGGCGGCGGCCACGTTCCCGGCGCGCGCGCGCACCTTGTCCGCCGCCTGGTGCGCGGCGGCCATGCGGCGCTGCTGCGCGGTCACGGCCGCCATGCGCTGCGTCTGCGTCTCCAACTGCTCGTTGGTGCTGGCGATGCGGCTGCGCAGTGTGCGCTGGTGCTGCGCCAGGTTCTGCGTGCCGATGCCGGCTTCCGCCAGCCGCCCGCGCACCAGGTGCAACTTTTCAGACAATTCCGATTGCCGGGTCTTGAGTGCCTGTGCTTCGCGTTTGGCGGCCTCGAAGGACTTCGTGAGCGCGGCCGATGGGTCGCTGGTGGCCTTCAGCTGGCGGGCCAGCTCGTCGGCCCGCCAGCGCACCGTCTTCAGCTGGGTGCTGGTGATGGCCGCGTCCCGGGACAGCTTGCGGAAGCTGTCGATGCCGGCCTGCGTGCGCTCCAGGTCCTTGAGCTGGGCGCGCGTGGCCTTCACGGCCCGGGCCAGGTCGTTGTTGGCGCCCATCAGGTTGCGCAACGGCCGCGTGGCCTTGTCCACGGCGGCCAGCACCACCTCCAGGCGCAGGCGGCGGGTGTCGCTCATTCCTCGGCCCCGCTACGTTCGCGCGCGCGTTCGCGCCACTCCATCAGTTCCACGATACCCATGGCGTACAGCTCGTCCAGGCGGAAAGAGAAAATCACGCCGATGTCGGCGGCGGCGTCTTCGACTCGGTCGGGTAGGTGTCCAGCTGCTGTGCCTTCGTCAGCAAAAAACCGGTCACCTCGACGGCCAGCTGGGTCAGGTCGGCGGGGTCCATCTTGCTCACGTCTGCCGGGGTCAGCGTCGGATCCGTGATGCGCGGCAGCACCGTGTGCAGGGCGGTCACGTCCATGCGAATCAGGTCCATCAGGCTCACGCCGCGCAGCTCGCCGGCGCCCGGCTTGCGCACGGTGATGCTCTTGATGGTCTGTTCCCCGCGTGTGATGGGGGTGTCCAGGTCGATGGTTGCGGTTTTTTTTTCCATGGTGGTCAAAGCGATGAAGAGGTGAAGGGTGTGCCCGGGGCAGGTCGGCCCGCCCGGGCGCGGTGGGCGGCGCCCGGGTTAGAGGCCGATGGCGCGGCGCTGCGCGGCCAGGCGATCAACCCCGAAAATGATTTCGATGAAGTTCACAAAATCCAGCTCGCACCAGACTTCGCCGTTGACGCTCAGCTTGTAGTAGGACAGCGAGGACTTGACCTTGAAGGCGCCCTTGTCGCCGGCCTTGGCGGTGCCGAAGTCGATTTCGGTATGCCGACCACGCACGATGATCTCCATCGAATCGGGTTCGCTGCTGTCCTCGCGCTGCAAGGAACCCGCGAAACGGAGCATGGCGCCGTCGACGGTGGTGATGCCGTACTGCTTGAGGATTTCGCGCATCGGGCCACCGTAGGTGGTCTCCAGCTCCAGTTTCTCGTTGCCCATGTCGATCTCGATCGGGCCGTTCATGCCGGCGGCGCGGTATTCCTCCAGCTTGCGCGCGAGCTTGGGCAGGGTCATTTCTTCGCATTCGCCGGCGTGGCTCACACCATCCGCGAAGACGTTGAAGTGTTTGAGTTTGCGTGGCAGGGCCATCGGGAGTCCTTGTCAGGTGGTGGGGCGCAGCTCAAGCCGCCTTGACGGCTTCGGCGAACTGCATCAGGTAGCGGTCGGTGATGCGCTGGCGGAACTTCAGGTTCTCCAGCGGCGGCACCGGCGTGTAGTCGTAGTCGATGGCGAGCTGGCCGTCCTTGAGCGTGTCCTTGCTGTTGGCCTCGGGGTCGTACCAGGCGGAGCCGCCCAGCAGGTAGCCGTTGGTCTTCAGGGTGCGCAGCTTGGCGTTGATACCCTCCAGAAGATCACGCACCAAGGTGGGCGTCATCGGTAGGTCGTTGGCCCACATATGCGCTTCGGCCATGGTGTCGGCCAGGACCTGTGCCGTGCGGGTGTAGTTCTCGAACGGGAAGAGCGGATCGGTGCTGCACGTGCGCGAGCCCCAGAATCGGTAGCCGTTGCTGTGGGTCAGCGTGGTTACCTCGTGCGCGTTCAGGTAGCCCGCATCGGTAGCCGGGTCCTGGAGGTCCCAGAACACGTCGCGCGACAGTCCGGTCACACCGTTGACGGCCACGTTGGAGAGCGTTTTGTGCCAGCCGGTGTCGTTGTCGATCTTGGCGCGCAGGCCGATCGCGCGAGCCGTGGCCCACAGGGTGGTCTCGGCATTGGCGGCGGTGTCCCAGCCCACGAACTCGGGCCAGATCACCATGGCTTCGCGCTGGCCGATGTTGCTGCGATAGGCGACGGCTTCTTCCTTGGTTTGGCAGCCAAAGGCCGAAAGGTAGGCGAAGGCGCGTAGCTTCTGCGCGATGCTGACCAGCTCGGTCCCCACGGGCAGGCTGTCGAGCCCCGGCACGGCCAGGATGCGTGGCGCGACGCCGAAGCGGTTGCGCGCGGACAGCAGCGCCTTCATGCCGGTGTAGCGGCCGGCCGCGTTGGTGGTGCCGATCAGGTTGGATGTGGTCTCGGCTTCGGAAGCGCCGCCGGCAACGCGCACCACGACCGTGAGCGGGTTCGTCTGGTCGGTGATGGCATCGAGTGTGCGGGCCAGCGTGCCTTTGTCGCCAGCCTTGCCGATGGAGGCCTGCGGGTTGGTCAGCAGGACGGGAGTATCGAGCGGGAAGGCGCTCGCGTCGGCGTCGTCGGCGGTGCAGACGATGCCGGCCACGGCGGTCTCGATGGTGCGAATGGGGCGCGTGCCGTCGTTGAGTTCAACGACGCGCACGCCGTGGTGGTAGTCGGTTGGCATGCAGTCCTCCGGGATGGTCCGACGATGGATCGTCCCGGTAGGATGCTGCGCACGAGCGTGGATGTCAGGTGGTTACTGTTGTCGTACTAGCGGGCACAACAAGCGCTACACCAACAGCTTCGAACCAATTGCACCACACTGGCACTTAGAGCGCCGAGCGGAAGAGGCGAATGGCTATATGAATCGCCCCGGTAACCAGTTCGTGTGCCTTCACTGTCAATCAAATTCTCTATGAAAATCTGCCTCGTATGGATCTGTATGACCGATCTCCCTTTGATATGCAAGGGAGTCTTCGAATGAAGAATACATAGGTTGCAATGATCCGTCTTGGGGGTTCGAGTGGAGGAACCAGCGCTCCGGATGATCTGCTTCCCCAAAAGACGCCAGAGTACGTTGCGCCTCTCTGAAAACTTGTCCAGAAGATACACCGCCGGCGTACTCGATTCTCTCAAGCTCACGGGCATAACTAGCAGCATCGAATGCGCCATATTGGGCTAAACCATATACAGCATTGGCTTCCTCAGCGCGCGCGAGATTGTTTAGCTCAAAAACCAACGCACTCACGAGAGACGGCCCCTCGCCGTCACCGGTATTCGACAAGGTGTCCGGTGAGACATGAATGATGCGGTTGTTTAAATCGGTGGCCGCAATGCCATTACCCCAGCCGGTTTGAATCGACACACCACCTTCGTCGCGCACCTTGTTTGCCAATTCTCTGAACGTCGGTGAACTGCTGTACAGCGAGCCAAGGACGCTCATGGCTCGTGTCAGGCGGCTGTCATCCGGATCAGCCAAGCGGAAGCTGTTTCGGACCGTCGCCCACTGCGAAGACGACCCGCCGGAGATCTGCGAGAGCCCGCGGAGCTCTGCTGACGATGTGCGTCCGGCCGGCCTGGCCGGAGATTGGGTGGTCGATTGAGCGACGGAGGAAGCGTTCGAAGTGTCACTGTAAACCGTTCTTGTGACGTCCCGAGAAGCGCAGATTCCCATGATTATTTATTCCCCATTCAAAAAATGAGGTAAGGGTACGCGGAAGATCAAGTTGTCGATGGGATGGAGGCGAACCACTGCGGAGTGAGCCGAAGTCACAGGTTGCCAACTTTCTGAACTCCGGCAATTGCCTGTTTGGTCGCGTCGTCTGCTATGTCCTCGGACGCTGCGCTGCGGATTGCTTCCTTGCCCTTCAGGCGAAGCGTCCGGATGTCATACAGAGCCGCATTCCAGGCCGCGTGCATCGTCAGAATGGCGTCTGCCGCCTGCTGGGCCGTTTCCCCCTTTGCGTCAACAGCGCTTTGGACCGATGGGGGCACGCCACCGGAATAGCCGGCCGCCCGGTAGGCCAGTGCCTCGTCGGAGGCGCGTTGGTATTCCACGGCGCGCAGCGGATTGCCAACCACGGCCAGGCGTACCGCGTCGGCCGCGGCGTCGAGCTGGTCGCACAGGCGCTGTTTCAGGGCCACCAGCCGCGCGGCCTTCAACTGGGCGTCCTCGATCCACTGCCCGGCTTTCCAGGCGTACGCAGGGCTGGGCTGTGCGGTTTCCGTGGCGTTCACGTCCGCCGGCGTAGTGCCGATGTCGGCGATGGCGATGGCGGAACCGTTCGCCTTGGAGAACAAGGCGACGCCGCGCCAGTCGGCCGCGATGCTCCAGTTACCGTCGCGGAACACGGCCACCTCGCGCGGGCCGGCTTCGGGCGGTGCTTGGTCCGTTGCGTAGGCGGGGATGAGCACAACGTCCGGTTCGAGCGGGGAACGATCCGCGATCGAGCTGCCAGCGTATTCGCCGGTAGTCGGGTGGTAGTGGTAGACGATATCGGTCATTGCGTCGGGTCAATATTTGATGGCGGGGAGGAACGCGACGTTGCGCGGGCGGCTCATGTTGATGAAGCCCTTGTTGTTGGCGTCAACAAAGGTCGCGGCTGAGGCGTCGTACATCGTGAGCGGGAAGGGGCCGACCCACGGATCGGCGATGCTCGACCAGGCCACGTTCGAGCCGTCGCCAAGCGCCGCGATGTTGAAACTCGGAGTGCCGCCCACGTCGTCATGCACGACAGGTGACCCGGATTGCCACGTACCGAAGCTGCGGCCGTTATCCACGCCCCGTCCGTCATCCCAGAAGCGTGGGAACTCGCCCCGCACGTCATAGGCCGCGAAGGTGGTGCCGTCCGCGTTGTCCTTGATGGCGATCATGCCAGCCGCCCAGGTGGCGGCGGCAACCAGGATGCCGTTGTGCATGGCCCACGCACGCAGTGCGGCGTATGTCGTCTTCGACAAATTCGACGCTCCCGAGCGCACGTAGCCGGCGCGCGGGGTCGGTTGGGTGTCCGTCAGCAGATTGCCCACCAGCACGCTCGCGTAGCCCGTGTAATTGGCACCGTTGGCGGTGAAGGCCTGCCAGGTCATGAGCGAGTTGTAATCGTCGTGCCAGATCGGGCCGATGTTGGTCGTCGGCAGCGCCTGGCCGGTCGCGAAGCGCGGTAGGGCATCGGTGATGCCGAAGCCCGCAAGCGTCGTCGGGTTCGTGCCGCCGGTGACCTGGCCGCGCGTGTTGACGGTAACGCTGCGGTACGTGCCGGCTGTCACGCCGGTCTTGCCGCCCACCAGCTCGAACGCGAGCCCCGTGGCGCCGATCGTGATGGGGCCGTTGGTGGCGAGCTGCCACAGGGAGTCGCCATTGGCTGCGCCGTCCTCCACCGGCACCAGCATGCCGGGGGTCACCTCCAGCGCCTGGTCGGCGTCGGCCGCGCGGGTCCAGATGCCGGCCGCCGCAACGTAGATGCCGTTTTCCGCCGGCACCGCGGCTTGGTCCTTCACCAGCACCCGGTCGCCGGCCGCCAGCGCAACGCCGTCGATCGTCTGCAGGCCGGTTTTCGCAATCGCCGCGGTGGTGGCGACCCGCACGGACTGCTTGCCGTCCAGCCGGGCCAGCTCGGCGGCAACCTTGTCGTCCACGTATTGCCGCGTCGCCAGCACGATCGCGGGATCGATCTTCAGCTCGACAGCTGCGCCCGTGGCCGACAGCACGACCATGCGAATGGATTGCGTTCGGCCCGAGCCTTCAGCCATCTGGGGCTTGTAGGTCTCGGGGCAATTGCCGTAGTAGGCCAGCGTGCCGTCCGCGTCGATAAGACCCAGCTCACGAATCCACCAGCCGCCCACGCTCTCGGGGATCACCAGCTCGGCCACGAACTGGCCGGGGTTGGTCTGGTCCTGCCAGATCGCATTGATCTGGGCGCGGTAGCGCTCGTTGACCAGGGCCGTGCGGGTGCGGTCGGGCGTGGGCAGCGCGCCGCCACCGTCGCCCACGGCGATGTGTGTGTACTTGCGTGCCTGGCCGAGCGCTTTGGCGTTGGCGTCCTTGGCGTCGCCGGCGGCGGTCGGAACGATGAAGAAGGTCTGGGGCATGGGTCTACTGTGAAACGGTCAGGGTGTCGATGTCGTGAGAAGCGCCAGCAGTCGGCGTGGTGCCGCTCACGACGATGTCGGGCGGGGCGTAGGGGTAGACGGTCAGCACGTCGCCCAGGTAGGCGGCGGCGCTGGTGGCCTGCGTGCCGTGTGTCTCCAGGTTGATCTGGAGGCCCAGCATCGGCCGGGAACAGGGTTTCGCGTCATCGATGAGCCGTTCCAGCTCGGCGTACATGGCCTCGTCGATGCCGGTCTGCCGGACGCCAACCTCCAGCCGGAACGATCCGCGCGGGCCGGGCGGGTTGGTCTGCCACCACTCGATCACGCGGATCAGGAAGCCCAGCGGCTCCACCGCGCGGCGCAGCGCGCCGATCGTGCCTTTCTTGCGGTGCACGAAGTACGCCGCCGCCGTCACGGCGCGCTTGGTGGCGATCGGCCAGGCCGGGTTCCAGCGGTCCACGGAGAACGACCAGGCCAGGAAGGGCAGCAGCTCGGCCGGACAGGTGGCCGGATTCCACAGGTCGCGCAGCGGCACCGGCACGCGCTCGATGCGCGCGCCGGTCTGGGCGGCTCGGCGCTCCAGCGGCGTCGCATTGGGCGGCAGCAGCGGCGCGCTACTCACTGGTGCCCCCGTTCTTGATGTCCACGTCGGTGCAATAGCCGGCCTGAGTCAGATCGAGCGCGATGTCCTCGGTGGGCTCGATCAGCACCACCTTCTCCACGCCTTCGACGTGCAGCGCGGCCGTGATGGCCGAGCGGTTGATGTCGCGGCCGATGCGCCGGCGCGCGGTGCGGTACGTGTCAGCCCGCTTGCCGGCCGCGGCCAGGATCGGCTCGGCCGCCGGCCCCGGCGCCAGGTACAGCGTGGCGCGGATGCGGTAGGGCACGATCCGGGCCGACTGCACGGTCAGGCGGTCGGCGAGTGGCCGGGTGTCGTCATCGCTCAACGCCGCGCGCACGGCCGCCAGCAGGCTCTCGTCGGCCGTGCCGTCGCCCAGGTGCGACAGCACCGAGACCACCACCTCGGCGCCGGCCGGACTGACCGCACGCGCATCCGCCACCCTGCCGTCAGCCGAGCGCGCAAAAAGCTCGTAGGCCTTGGCTGGGCCGGCCACGGACAGCCCTTCGAACGCTTCTTGCGCGCGCTCGCGCAGGGAGTCGTCGCCCTCCATTACCGCAGGTGTCGGCGGTACGGTGCTGTCGTCGGCCGGCGTGATGGTCAGGCGCTGCACGTCGAAGTTGGCCGCCAGTTGCTCCAGGTCGTCACCCTCGGCGAAGGCCAGCATTACCGCGCGCGCAGCGTCGTTCACGCGCTGGCGCCACACCAGCTCGCGGTAGGCGTTTTCCTGCAATAGCTTGGTGACCGGCTCGGATTCCAGGGCGAGCGTGGCCCGCACGGCATCCTGCTGGTCGGCCGGGTACAGGGACACGAAGGCGGCCTTGCGCTCGGCCAGGATGGCCTCGTATTCGAGCGTTTCGACAACGGACGGCGCCGGCAGCTGCGACAGGTCGATAGTCGCCATGGTTAGCTCCGAAGGGGCACGGACAGCGTGCCGAGGGATTCACGGCGCGGGCCGTCCACGCGGTCGGCCTCGATGTCGACCACGGGCTTGCCGTCCGTGTCGATCCAGAACCGCACCGATGCAATGCGGATGCGCGGTTCCCAGCGCACCAGCGCCGACACGGCGGCGGACATGGTGCGCAGGCGGGTTGCCGGGTTCAGCGGCTGGTCGATCAGGTCGGGGACTTGGCTGCCGTAGTCGCGCCGCATCACGCGCGATCCAATCGGCGTGGTGAGGATGTCGCCCATGGACTGCGCCAGGTGCGGCAGGTCAGCTAGTGCGCGGCCGGTGCTGCTGTTCATGCCGGTCACCGCGTGCCCTCCGTCCAGTCGCCGCCGTGCTGCACGCCGCCGTGGCCGTGGTCATGCAGCACGACGCCGTTGGACGACAACTTGCCATCCGCGTGCGTCAGGTCACCGCTGATTTTGTTGCCATGCGCTCCACCCTGGCCGGCCATGCCGTTCTCGAACGAGAAGCGGCCCTTGACGGTCACGTTGCCATCGAAGACGGTGTCGGGGGCCTTCACCAGCACGTTCGCGGTGGCCTCCAGGAACACCGTTTTAACGCCCTGCACGGTCAGCAGGCCGGCGGCGTGGTCGTAGCTGGTCAGCGCACCGTCCGGGTACAGCGTGACGGTCCGGTTGGGGTCGTTGCTCGGTACGTCGTTGTCGGCGGTCGGGATGCCGCACAGGATGACGGCGTTGGAAGGGTCGCCGCTCGGGCAGAACAACAGCACTTGCTCGCCCTTGGTCGGCGGGTTCCAGGTGCGGGTCTGGCCGGCGCGGCGCTCGGCCCAGGGGCGCCAGGTGGTGGTAATGCCCCCGGTCCGTACGCGCACGGCCGGTGGGGTGCTGTGGCGCACTTCGGCCACTGTGCCGAGGCGGAGGAGGTTTTCGAGAAGGCGGGCGAGGTCTGCGGTGTCCATGGCCGCAGAGTGCCGGGCGCGCGCGTGGGGGTCACGCGCGGAGTGTTGTGGCACCGCGCTCTACAACATAGGCGGTGCTGGTCAAGCCCTGGACGCATCCGCCGATGACCACTGTGAGCAACCAACAAACATCAGGATTCTTCTCGGCACTATGCGAATCGCAACTAGCAAGTATTCAAAGCCAAAGTTCATCCGCTTACGGTGCGTTCCCACGGCGCCGAAGGCTCCGGAACCGAAACCGCAGACGCGGATGCAACGCTTCCTGGCACCGCCGACATTCGACCTTAAGTACGTTGGCGACCATCTAAAAAACTACTTCACCGTGGGTGGTCTTTGCCTGCTGGCGGTGTGGCTGGCGAGGAAAGGCGGCAACTACGACCGGACCGCGCCATTCCTGGGCACCACGATGGCATATCTGATTGCTGTCGCTGCGTTTGTCTTTGGTGCGCTCAACGTGGCACAGATGATGGAAGCACTCAGGCAATCAGGAAACAAGGGGTGGCGTTGGCGGCTTGGCTACAGCGCTTCTTTGGTTTTTCTGTGCTTCTTCCTGACCGCTGTATTTCAACACGGCATGGACACCAAGGCGGCTATCGGCCCACATGCTGCAGAACCAAATCGGTGACGATCGCAATGTCGCCATCGTCAAGGCCCAGCAGCTCCCGTGCGGGGTATCGGGCTGTCAGGCCGGTCTTGTTGACGCGATCCCGCAGGCCGAACTGGTGAACCGCGGCGATACGCTGCGCGGTGCCCGAGAAGGTCACCACAGCGGTGTTCGCGTCCGCCTCGGTCTTCATGTACCGCGCCAGCCGCAGGCGCGTGAACATGGCGCGGCGGATGCGCCCCGCCCGGTGCCGCAGCTGCGGCTTGCGCGGCACGTAGGGGCTTCCGTCCGGGTTGCGCTGCTCAGCAATACGGGCGGCCTGGCGCCGGCGCAGCTCAACCGCCACGGCCCGCGCCAACGTCCGGCGGGCCGGCGCATCGAGCTTGGTCAGCATCCCGGCCAGCCAAGCCTCCAGCTCGCGGGACTCGCTCAATTCGGCCTCCAGCTTGCCGGATCGTCGGCATCGTTGATCGGCTCGGGGTGGTGCTCGACCTGGTAGCCGCCGCCGGCTGGTTTCACGGTCACGCGCTCGGTCAATCGCAACTTGATCGACAGGTCAACCGTGCAGTGGTTCAGGATCTCAGCTTCGAAGCGGAACCCGTCGCGGCGCCGCTCGTCGTTGGCGAACAGATCGGGTTGGTTCGTCCGCAACCAGGCCAGGACGGGCACGACGATGGTGTCCGAGCTGTCGGGGTAGTCGGTCACGATCAGCGTTAGCGTGTACTGGTACTCGAATGAGAGCGAGCGGGCGCCGGTACCGACCACGCGCCCCTCGTCCACGAACACATGCAGCGTGTCGGGATTGGCGGCCAGGTGCGGCACGCCGGCCGTGAGCGCGTCGCGCAGGCTGGTGAGCTTCATCATGGCGCGGCGTCCTCCCCGATGATCGTCACGCCCTGGTCGCGCAACAGCTGCTGCAGCTCCGTCAATTGCTCGCTGTTGGCGTGGCTGCCGGTGTAGTTGTCGGCGACGGTGGCGGTGACGGTAGAGAGCGCAACGCCCGAGGGGGCCGCATCAGCATCGCCGGTACCTGGATCTGGCACTGTGCCGGCAGCGGCGGCGTCGTGCAGCCGCACAAAGCCGCGAGGGACAGCGCAGGAAGCATCAGCCTGAACAGGGACATAGCTTGGAATCCTCTCGATGATTGTGTCGCCCTTGAGGCGGATGGTTTGCACGCGGTCCACGTACTGCGTGATGGTCACGGTGCCGCCCTGGGCGCTCTTGAGCTGTCCGCGCAGGTCGGTAGCGGTTTTCTCGGCCGTGTTGGCGCGGTCGACGGCCGCGTCGTAGCTGTGCGCCAGCCACACGCCCAGGGCGGCGACGGCGGCCAGCACGCCCAGGGCAGCAAGCATGCGGGTCATGCGGCCTCCTTCTCTTCGGCCTGGTACCGGTCGAAGGTGCGTGCCAGCTTCACGTCGTACAGGTTGTCCTTGTAGGCCGGCCCGTTGAAGAGCGCTGCGAAGGTAGACCACTTCCCGCTGGCGAGCGCCTTATGCAATGCCGGATCGGCTGACACGAACCGCACGAAGGCGTCGAGCTGGGCGCCCTCGTCGCTCTGCATGGCCTGCACGAAGGCCTCCACGCTCGGATAGCCGATCCGCTCCGACTGATAGCCCATGATCTGGAACAGGCCCCAGCTCGCCGATGCGAGGGCACAGCTGCGGTCGATGGCGATGGCCTGAGCCAGCCGCGTGTGTTCTCCGGCCTTGCCCACGTAGCCGCCGCGCTGCGGGTTCACGATGTTCGGATACTGGGCTGCGAGCGCGTCCGCGTTCTTGTCGGCGGCCTTGAGCTGGCGATACATGACATGCCGCTCAAACAGGATCACGGGCCGCCCGTCCGGCAGGAACCCGCTTCCCCGGCTCTCAACCTCGTTGACCGTGCGCACGGCGGCTACCGACACGCCCAGCGCATCCGCCGCGCGTCGCAGATCCGCCGCAGTCAGGTGCCCGGGCTGGCGGTCGCCGGTGCGCAGTGCCTGCACAGTCTTCGGGCCGGCGATGCCGTCCACCACCAAGCCGAAACGGGCTTGGGCGGCGCGCACGGCCGCAGTGGTCGGCGCATCGTATGCACCCGTGTCCGGGGCGGTGAAGCCACGGGCGGCCAACAGGCGTTGCAGCTCGCGCACCTCGGCGCCAATGTCGTCAGGTCTCAGCATCGTCATGCGGACCCCCGCAGTAGGCGCACCAGCCAGGACGTGTCGGCGCCGCCGCCCATGCGGAACAGCTCGACCACGTTGCCGCGCACGGAGAACACCGCCAGGCACAGGACGGCGGTGATGCCGTTCTGTGCCAGCAGCGCCCAGTCGTAGCGGCCGAACAGCACACTGATGGGCACGGCGCCGGCCAGCACGATCAGGACGTAGGCCAGCCGCGACGCCCACGGGCGGTGGGCCGCGCCGTCGCGCTTGAACAGCAGCAGGCGCAGCGCGATCAGCGCGCACAGCACCGCCTGCACGATGAACAGGGTATTCACGGTTGGTTACCTCCACGGTTGTGGCTGTTGCCCTTCAGGGCGGCCAGCAGCTTGTCGCTGTTGTCGGCCGCACGGATCAGCGCCAGCAGCAGGCGCACCACCACCGTGGAGGCCACCAGCGCGCCCACGGCCTCACTGACTTCTGTGTTGGCGGGCAGCGCCCGGGCGATCAGGGCGGCGGCCAGCGGCGCCGACAGGACGCCCGCAACGATGGACAGCACGAGGAAGGACAACTTCTTCGCTACCGTCAGTTCGCCCGAGTTGAGCGCGAAGACCGCTGCGCCGGCGAACGCGCCGAGCACGGTTCCCGGGTCCACGCCGGGCAGCAGCGAAATCGCACCCACGCCTGTGACGGCGATAGCGGCGGCGGACGTGCTGGTTGCGATGGGTTCAGCCATATGGTTCCTTGGGGTCAGTCCCACAGCTGCACCGTCTGCGCGGCCTGCTGCTGGGGGGAGATGTCAGGCAACACCAGCTCGGTCCCGTGCGGCAGGATGGGACCCAGATCGGCAATGCCGGGATTGGCGGCCAGCACGGCTTCCGTCACGCTCGCCGTGCGGCCGTACACCCGCTGGCAGATGGCGTCGATGGTGTCGCCCTGGATGGCCCGTACGCGCATCAGATCAGCTCCACAGTGGTGCGTGGCGCGGCGGCGATGTCGCTGATTGCCCAGCGCGCATCGCGGCGCAGATCGTCCACCGATGTGTTCTCCGCTTCGGCCTTGCGGTCGCCGGCCGCGGTGGCGTCGAACGACCGGTACCGCTCGATCAGCCAGGCGGCCGCCGTGCAGTGCACCGCGCGCAGGTAGCGGTGCACGTGGCGGCTCAGGCCGTCGATCCACTGCGCGGGCACTGCGCCAAGCTCCGCGAAGCCGGCGGCCAGCTGTCGGGACTTCCAGCCGGCCAACTCGTCGTTGACGGACAGCGCCGCATCGACCAGTGCGGCGCGCAGCCGCTCGGGCGTGACGGTGCCGTCCAGGCGCATTGCGGCGCGCGCCTGGTCGACGTCGATGTCCGGGAAAAAGCCGTCATTGCCGATCGGCTGGCCGCCGGGTTGCGCCGGCGTCGGGGTGGGTGCTGCTGCGATGAACGAGGACATGGTGTTGATGAGCTGGGAGGCGGTGGACGGGGCGACGATTCGCGGCACGCCGGAAGGTCGCCCCGTGCCGCCTCGATGCGCGGGGTCACGCTCGGTATCAGCTGCGGCCGTCGCCTTCCTGGGCGTTGGCCTTCGCTGTGTTCTTGATGTCGCGTTCGATGCGCTCGATGTCTTTCTTCACGCCGGACTTGTCGTGCAGCTCCAGCGCGCGCCGCAGCTGCGCAAGGGCATCCCGGCGCAGCGCGTCGGCCCGGTCCGTCTGCACCGATTCCGCCAGCGCATAGGCGCCGTAGCCCAATGCCTTGTGCAGCTTGGCGCGCACCTCGTCCGGCATGTCCTCGGCCGCGACCAGCTCGGCCACCTCGCGCAGCGTGGTCACGTCCACCGGATCGCCGGCCTCGATCGCCTTCAGGGCCATGCTGGCGAACTCCTCGGCGATCAGGCAGGCCGTGGTGCGCTGGTACTGGTCGGGCATCGCCAGCTGGTGCCGGATCGCGTAGGCGGCCAGCGGCAGGGCGTCGGCGAAGTTGCCGGCGTCGATCAGCCACACCATGACCGTCATGAAGACTTCGTCCTGGGCGCCGGTATCGGCTTCCAGAACGCCCCGGATCCAGGCCGCGTACTCGGGCAGCAGCTTGCGCTTCAGCTCCGCCTTGCGCTCGACGGACTGGACCTGCTTGAGCTGGCGCTTGTGCTCGGCCAGTTGCGCCAGCATCAGCTCGTGGCCGGTGGCGTAGCGCAGCGGGTTGCCGGCCTGCGCCGCTTTGGAAGCCATTGCGGCCGTTACGCGCAGGAAGTGGTTGCGGGCCGGGCTCGTCATTGCGCAGCCTCTTCGGTCGTGAGGTCGAGCACAATGTTCTCGGCCAGCGCGACGCAACCCAGGTCCTCGATCACATACGCATCGTTACTCGACTCGTAGTTCTCGATGCGATCGCGCTTCGCGTTGTCCACGATGGTGCGGCGGCGCGCTCCCTCCTGGTAGTAGATGGACAGGTTGTCCAGGCGCGTTACCAGCAACCCTTTGGCCGGGAAGTAGGGCACGCGGACGGCGGGCAGATTGCCAATGCGTTTCTGACTAATGATGACGTCGGCTGCCTGCATCTCCGATGGGGGTTGGGTCCTGTTGACCAGCGGGAAATACTTGTCGGCCAGTAGTTCCCGCCCGCAGACGACCACAAGGTCGGGGTCTTCCGCGTACCACGGTTCGATCAGGTTATTGACGATGTCGAAGACCAGGGCGTCCAGGTTCTCGAAGTCTCGATCCTTCTTTTGGGAAGAGATCGTGACTTTCCCGGCCGCCTTGCCGTCCTTCATCACCCGTTGCGGGGCTTGCTCGCGCACGTGTTGCAGCCATCCCTTGTTGACGTCCTGAAGCATGGGATTGGCCGCCCGGTTGGACGTGGCGGCACGGCTCACACCGTTGAAGCCGATCATGATGCGGTCCAGCGCCTGGCGCTTGATGATGGCGTCGCGGATGCGGGTCTGGAAGTCGGGGAACTTCGCCCACGCATCCAGACGTTGGTACGTGATGTGCGTGTCGGAGTTGGTCTGTTCGCACCGGTAGCCGCGGCCGTCCAGCGTGGCAATGTCGGCCGTCTGACGGTCCTGCTGGGTGGTGTCCGTGGTGCTCGCCACCGGGCCGGACACGCCCAGGCCGATCCGCTCGCCTTCCTGCTCGGTCACTCCGTAGAAGTTGATGCGGGACAGGAACTCGCTCGACTCCTGCACCTTGGTCTCCAGCTTCTGCTGGACGGTCGGCGAGACGCTGAATTTCTCATCGACGCGATCGATACCGTTCAACTTGGCGATCTCATTCTTGTAGGCCGCGAAGAGGCGGCGGGTTTCGTTACGCAT